ATCACCTACTACAACAGTAGACTGTGTATCTTCAAACCTCTCACTAATGATAGGCATCTTATCTACATTCTCACGTTCAACACTAAAGCCTACACCTGTACCACACATTAAGATGTACATAGTCTCATCAAAAGATCTGGGGCTATCTACTGGTATATAGGAACAGTTATATCCTGCTACATTACACCTATCTAATGCAGGTCCTGAAGTCATCATAGCTCTCATGCTAGGCATGACCTCTAAGCTCAATACAGCCTCCTCAAGCTCTTTTCTGATACTATTTGATAGATTGTACTGGTGTTTTTTGGCAATAGAATCTGTCATAAAATCAAAGTATCTTGAAACAGTTTCTGTCCAAGTCTCTCTTCTCTGATCTTCCTCTCGCCACCTAGCATATCTAGATAAAGCTATAAAATGCTGATAGTCAGTTGGTAACAAATTACTCATCCTTCTCCCCTTTGTAATACTTTTAAATTTAAAACTGTTATACCATTTATCTCGTGAAAATGTTGTTCAATACTTTCTTCTATATCCTCAACTACATAACCATCTGTAGGTATAGGATATTCTTCTGGGTCAATCTCTAAAGAGATCATAGCTTTTACTCTAGTTTTTCTGTTCATTTTATATTAATCCTAACTCTAACCTAGCCTCTTCAGACATCATCTTTTGATTCCAAGAAGGATGGAATACAAGATTAACATAGGCTGTATCTATACCTTCTACTTTTTTTACAGCCATTTCTACCGATTGAATTAACATACCTGCAACTGGACACGTAGGGCTAGTCAATGTCATGTTAATATCAATGTGATTATCTTTTTCTATAACATCATAAATTAAACCAAGCTCATAAATATCAACAGATATTTCTGGATCATAAACTTTTTTAAGAGCCTGTTTTATTTCTTCTCTCATTGTACTTCTTTTATTAATCTACCTAAATACCATTCAGCTTTTTGTAAATCCTCTAATGGTGTACGTTTATAATTGTATCGCCAAAGATATTTTTCAACATTACCTTTTAAGTATCCTCTAAATTCTAAATCACTCATGGATGCACGGATACTATCAATACATTCTATACCATACTGATTATAATGTTCTGGGTGATTAACATTATCAGTAACAGTTTGGTTATTGACAAATTCCATAGCTGAGTGATGATCGTCTGCAAATGATTTTGACATATTATCTCTTTTCGTAGTTAAGGTTAAGCATCATAATTTTTTTTGTGGCTAGTAAAATCTACAGTCAAAACATTCCCATCTGATTCTACCACACTTGGCTCTTTAATTAAAGTAGTATCTTCATTAGCAGAATTTTCTTTTGTTCTTAGCGACCACTCTGCTAATTCTTTTACGTGGGAAAACTCCTCAAATAAAGATAAAGATATAGACATTAACTTTTGAATTTTATAAATCTCTTCAAAGTCTTGTGGTTTTAAAGGAGACTTAGGATGAACCATTAGATTAATATCTATTTCTCCTACCCAATTTCCTTGACTATCAAGTAAAGGGGCAAGTTGAATAAAAAAATCTTTAGGGTCGTAGTTAAATGTAGTCATTTTAATTTCCTCTTTTTTCCTTTGAAAGAAACAAAGGATTGGATTTTAGGTTTAGCTTTTTCTTTAAGCCACTCTTCAGGAATAATTCTACTGTAATATCTAAAGTCGTATCTAATACACCATTGTGCATAAGTTGACTTAGCACCCTTACGTAATTTCCTATTACTATTTGTAAACACAAAACGTATATCTAACTCTGGATGTTGTTTCTTTATAGCTAAATGCTTTCGCCTATCTATAGCTGTAAACATACCTTTAGTTTCAATAATAATGTTATTGTGTAAAATAAAATCAGGGGTATAGGTGCGGTAAGCTAAATCTTCCCACTCTATTTTAATACCTTCATACGAATAATTGATGTTTAAATCGTCAAGATATTGGGAAACCTTGTGCTCTAACCCAGACCTATACCCCAAACGCCTAGCTGCAATAAATTGTTTTGCATCCACTAGACGTTCCCCATACTAACATAGTCAACAATCTTAGGTTCTTTTGCTTTTGATTTAACCGCAGGTAAAGATTGTAATCCCTCCCAACAGTCTTGTTTATAATTACAAAAGCCACAGCTTTTACTTAGGATTGTATTGCCTGTTTCTTTACCATAAAAAGTTTCACGAACAGGCTCAAAGCATCTAGTGAATTTATTCTCTTTAATTTTATCTGATAATTTTTGAATTTTATTATATTCATTATCAATATCTATATCAGATTTAACGTATTTAAAATCACCATTAGCTTTGTTAACAACCCACCAACCACCAGCTTCTTTGCCAGCAGCTTTAGCATAACCTGCAAGTTGGGCAACATAACCAAAGTCATCCATACTATCTAGATCTTGAAAGGATTTAAACTTATGTTTATATGACCAATCAGATGCTGACTTAACATCATCTATGGCATCATTAATTTCTAAGTCTGTTGTTCCTTTAATGGTAGAGCCATCCTTTAATTTTAACTCTACCTGTTCACTATCTTTAAACTTTACTTTTGCTTCAGTTAATATTGCCTTGAATACCGCCTCAACAATATCACCTATCATCATGTTCATAACAAAAGTAGTTGGTTTCGGAAGAGCAACATCAGGTTTATTTTTATCATACCACAGTTGGCAGTAAGGTCTACCAACATTAGACATACGTAACCTAAACTTATCTCTCTTCTCCCCACTATTAAACTGACGTTTTAAAGCAGATCGTATGTCATCACATACCTTGTCAATAGTAGCATCTGACATTTCAGTTTTGCTATCTTTGGCATTTTCTAGGTACTGATGAATAGCTAATTCAGCAGGATGATGCATAGCTATTTTTTATCTGGTTTAGTTGTGGGAGTTTTTTTAGCCTCTGCTTCTGCGGCTTGAGAAACTACGAGTAGTCTCTGCACCAAAGGAGCAACTTCATTATAAGGTCTTTTACTAAGGTACACAACAATGTCTCTTAGTAAAGAAGTTTCAATATTTATATTTTCCATTACGCTGATGCTCCTTCATCTTCAATATCAATAAATGATTCAACTGTTGCTACTTCCTCATCTGAGGCTTTAGCTTTTAGATTCCACTCACTAGATATATATTCATTATAATTTTTGATCCATAAAACAAAGTCAGCAAATCTATCTTGATCTTTTTCTTCAACATCTAATGTCTTTGATAAATCTAAAGATACAGTTGGTACATAGAAACTATTACCATTAGGTAATTTTCTTTCTTCTGTAGCTGCATTAATAGTGTGCTGTACTGGTAGCCTTTTCGATTGAAAAAGTTTTTGAAATGGTACACCTAAGTTTTTAAATGCATCACGATTATCAACTTCCCATATGAAAGGAAGATCTTTAATGTCATGCTCATTACCCTTTTCATCTACACCTTTGGCATTAACAGTACCAAAGACTACACGTACACGTTTTATTTGACGTATTAAATTTTGTAAATCTTCTGATAATGATTTAAAATCTTGGATGTAACCAGCAGGTTTACCACAATTAAATCCACCAAGATTATCTTTGAGATCTATATTGAGTGAGTCACCCATAACTGTTTTAACAAACATATTTTTAACATCACCTGAACCTTTAACAAATCTTTTATACATAAACCTCTGCATATAAGGTCTGATACTAATTGAGTTACAGTAAATAACAGAATCATTTTCAGGATTCTCTACTTTAAAAGTTCCTCCTTGTACAACTTCTACATTTACTTTTTTACCTTTGATTTGTTCAGTACCCATAATAGGTGTATGACTAATACGCAACCGAGATAATGTACTACGAGGTTTATCAGAGTTACGTGCTTCACTTGTTATGCCCATGACTGCTGCCATTTGTGCATAATTGTTGGTATCTATTGTTGTTATATTGCTCAAGATTGAGTCTCCTTTTTGGTTAAAGTCTGAGAGTTATATCATATAGTGTCTTTAGTGTCAAGCCAATTAGGACCTATTTTAGACTCTAATAATAAGGGTACATTAAAGTCTATAGACCATTGATTTGAAACAATACTTTTCAAAGACTGATTAATTATTTTTATTACATTTAAAACTTTTTCTTCCTCACTAGGATGTACATCAATAACAATACTATCGTGAACTGTATTTACTATACACGACTGTAATCCTTCTAGAAGATCTTCTATATGTAACATAGCTAAGGGTACAATATCTGCTGTAGCAAATGACTGTACTGGATAGTTTTTAATCTGTGTAAATTTAGTTGGTTTGCCATTCCTCCTTCTGGTTACATCTGGAAAAGAAAATTCTCTACCTGATGGGGTTTTAATAATTGTGTCATTCAATGCTTGTTTGGCTAACTCTTCATGCCAATCAACAATACCTTTATATTTTTCATTGAAGTGTTTGTAATATTTAGCAACTGCTGCTGTCCTGCCATAACCTGTAGCACCATAGAGAGGTGCAAAGGTGTGGGCTTTAGCATCTTGTCTGCTTGTAACCTCTCCTGCATCCGTTATAATCTTAGCTGTATAACTATGCACATCAAAACCTTCTGACACTTCTCTCATAGCTATAGGATCTTGTGATAAATAAGCTGCCGTTCTAAATTCTAGCTGTGCAAAATCTGCCTCTAATATTTTACCATTCTCAAAACGAGAAACAAAAACCTTTTTAATAGGAAACGTACCACCTCTAGGCATATTCTGCATATTAGGATTCTTACCACTAAACCTTCCAGTAGATGTACTTATCTGAGATAACTGTACGTGAAGTTTACCATCTGGTTTTGTAAATGATTCTACACCTTCAACAAAAGCAGATAGGTATGTATCTAATGCACTCAATCTGCGAACACGTTTTAAAAATAAAGCAGCATCTTCCATCTTGTTACGCACAGCAATTTTTTCTAGCATATCTATTTTATTTTTACTTGTTGAAAATCCATGATTGCTAATCCAATCAGCATTAGGAACTCTGAACTTTAATCCTGCAAGTTTTTTTGTTGGTACAACAATGTAACCTTGACCACCACAATCAGGACAATTATTTTCTCTAGCAAAAGGTGATCCATCTTTTTTAGTTTTTCTTATCTTACCTCTACCCATACATTTTTTACATTGCTCTGCATTTGAAACGTACACAAGCTCAGATAAATTTTCTACTTCTCTTTTAAATTTTTTAGGGTCTGAGAAAAACTTTATACTATCAGCCCAATTATTTTTATCTTTTGGTTTTCGAGAATATATAACCCATGATAATTGTTCAGGTGAACTAAGATTGATAGGAACATCACCCATTAATTCTTTTGTTTGCCAATATACTTTTTCTAGTAATTGTTTCTGCTCAGTTTCAAATTCTTTTCTAACCTCTTGAAGAGTTTCTTTGTCGATTTTAAAACCTCTTTTATTTATTTTAGCAAGACAAACAGCAACTTTATTTGTTAAAAGAACTGTACTCATTAATGATATATCAGGCTTAGTATTTAATCTTGTATTAAGTTTAACCGATAATTCTTGAGTAGCATTTACATCTGCACAAAGGTATTCATGTAACTTTTTATAGTCCATGTTTTTAGCTGTGCCTCCACTATTAAGATGCTCTTTTAATGCGGTTTGCTTTTGTGTTTCTAATTTATATTGTTCAGCACAAGCCTCTAAAGTTAGAGGTGACTTAATACCCCTGCGTAGAATATACTCACTTAACATAGTATCAAATACAGGACCATCGTATTTAAAGCCACACTCCCATAGCCAAACTAAATCATAAGCTATGTTATGACCAATTAGTATTGTAGCCTGATCTAATAGCTCCTGTAGTTTACTAGGATCATCTGGCTCTGATACCTCATCATGGCTAAAAGTAAAAGTATGTAAATCACCTTGATCAGATTTAGCTCCAACCATAACAAGCTCATTACCAGATTCAAATGGATCTATGTGTAACTTACCATCACGAGTTACACCTGTATTTTCTACATCAATGGTTAGCTTCATATCCTTAACCTCACTTGGTAGAGTGTTTCAATAAAAATTTAACAAACTCAGGATTGTCTCTGTAGAACCCTGCCTCAAACATGGAAAATACAGATACTATTCTTTCTTCTGTATCTTTGTCTAGTAAATTACCTATCTTATATATTGCATGGTTTAATTCATGTAATATAGTTTCCACAAGAATAGATCCACACAAACTTTGTTCTATACGAATACGTGAATCCATATAACTAAAGTCACCAAAAATTTCTCCATTTAAAGGTACAAAGTTTATATCAATATCAAATGGACCTATACGTACAACTAAATCTTTTAATAATTCTTTTTCTTTTTTCATAATTATTTTACTCCTACTGGTGTATCTATGTCAACAACCTGAGCACCTTCTTTTATAGCTTTTTGTGCTTCTGCTTTAGGCATTTCTAAAAAGTTCATATTAATACTAAAAGATCTTCTTTCACCATCACTATAAAAAGGATATACACAATGAAACAATTCCGCAGGGAACAACCAGAAGTCTCCAACTTTAGGTTTAACCATAAAGTTTGTTGCGTTCCAATTGCCTGATGAACCATGTGCAAATTGAAGATGTCCATGTGCAGGATGATGATCCTTGTAATCTTCTTCACATTCTTTTTCATAGTCATCTGGTAATCCAAGATAGCCAACACAAGAAATCCTACAACCTGTATGGATATGTAATGGATTATACTCATGTTTAAATTGTCTCACATACCAAGCAGACATTACCTGTATACCATAATCATATACATTCATATCTAATGTTTCATTCCATGCATGAGTACGTTGGTGCGACCAGGCAACCCATCCTGCAATAAAATTAGAAAGTTCAGCTAATACTTTTTCTTTTATTTCTTCATCCCAAGCTAACTCTTGAGTAACTTTACCTACTAAGTTGTCTGAAAAATCTTCTAATGTATCTACCTTCTTATCTAAATTATCATTTAGAAATTTTACTAATCCTGCTGACAATTGACAGTAACCCATTGACGGACCAAAGGGTGCTATAAATTCTTTGTTTTGTTTTGGTGTGTATATATTAACCATGTCGTGTTTACTCCTTATGCTGCGTAACGACCTACTCTATAATCAAAGTCGCAATGAACTATACCATGCCACCCTGTTAATTTATTTTTAACGATATTAATATGACGTTGGTTATCTTCTTCGTCTTGCCCTTCAATTGGGGGATTCTTTGCAATCAAGATCATCAAGTCAGCCTCTGCTGCTTTACCTGTTCTACTGCCTTCCATCATAGCTTGATTAAGGGCTATCTTACCCTCCGCTTCAGCACTCAACTGTGACATATAAAAAATTGCACAGTCATATGCTTTGGCTATTTGTCTTGCATAAATTGCATTTGCTTTTAATGCCTCATCCGATCTAGTGTAACCAGACATATTAGCAAACTTATCACCCATGTCTAATACAACAACATCTGGTTTATAAGATTTGCAAACACTTTCTACCCAAGCCATATCTCTTCCTGTAACGTCTTTAATTTTAATGTTATCTTTAATTTTATTAAATGCTTCAGCCTTACTTCTATCCTCGTTTATTTCATGTAATGATTTACCTGTAGCTGCTGTTAAATATCTAGCCCCCACTCTATGAGATGCTTCTTCATTGCATAACACAATACAGTTAGCACCCTGTTGAGCAAAGCCATTAGGACCTGCTAACATACTTGCATGAAAGCTAGTCTTACCTGTGTTGGGTCTAGCTCCTACCTCTATTAAGTGTCCTGCATTTACTCCCCCTACCTTACGTGAAAGTGTTGGTAAATTAAATGACCATCGTGCTTCTAAAGCATTTTGTTTAATAAGATTGTCAGCTTCCATGTCATCCCAATCAATCTTCATATCAGGCATGAAATCATCATTGTATCTTTCTAATAATTCACGTAATGGTTCTAAACTATTTTGTGCTCCATTAACATAATCAAAACCTAAGTTGGCAATATCTTCTCCAACTACCTGCTGAAATAACTTTGATAAAACTTCCTGTGCTACATCCGTTCCAAGACGATCCTCTCTTTTAATTTTATTAAATATATCTTTGAAAGTATTTTTTTGTGTTGTAGTCATGCTAGGATTACCTGATAAAAATAAAGCCTGTACTTCATCTACAGTTACAGTTCTGTTATACTTATCTACAGCATCATCTAAAACAGATTTAATCTTACGCACATCTTTACTAAATAATCTATCAGGACATCTAGCCCCTCTATGATTATCATAAAATTCTTTATCCATAAGTGATCTTATAAGTGCTAATTCCATGTAAGTTCCTCTAACTTTTTTACATCTTCAGGGGTTTTATATTTTAAATCATCCGATAATCTCAGGGCTTTTATCTCCTCAACATACGGCTTTAGCTCAGAAACAATGCCTAACACTTTTGGTAATGCATCAGGGTCAAGTGCTACAATAACTTTATCAAACTGAGATAAATAATTTTTAGTTTGCTCAGTAATAGATGTGCCTAGAATAGCTACGCCTAAGTATTGTGGATTAGTTGCAACAATACACGCACTCAAACAATCCTCCACAACAACAGCAATATTTCCAGTACCTGTAATGTAAGGCATACCAGAATTACCATAGCGTTTCCACTTTGGTAATCTTTTACCAAGAGATCTACCAACTGCATCAATCATTAAACCATTGTTATACAAGGGGAAAACTGCTCTATGCTCTTTTAGGTCATAGAGAATGTGAACATCCTCAATGCCCCATTGAAGTGTCCAATCTTTTACAGAGATATTATTATCACTGGATACAAGATAGTCAGGTTTGATCCAATCAATTACAGGTTCTATCTTTTTAGGTGTTAATCCTTTTTTAATATCTTCAGCAGTTAAATGAATCCTAGATGCCCCACCTATAGGACAGCTAACTTTGTAGCAATTCCATACAAGCATACCACTATTATTAGTAGCAGTAAAAGTGTTATAACCTTTACACTCAGGGCAATTAGATCTTGTAGTAGAACCATTAGGTATATCTAATTCTTGTACATAAGAGTATATATCCATATTGTTCTTTCACTTAGGTGTTAATATATAATTTAATTAAATACATTTAAGTGTAACTTTTAACATATATAATAATTATTGTCAAGCTGTCCAGTTGTGAACACCCCAAACTGATGCAATAAAATAAAATAATTCCATCAACATTCGTGGTATATCACCATCCTTCTTCGCAAAGTATGCCCAGACTAGGCAGTTTACACTAGATAGAAACCATCCTACCCATTGTACTTCTGCCCTACCTGACGTAAGCAATACTAACGAAACCAAGACACCAAAAAATGCAACCCACCTCATTTTTTTATTAATGAGTAAATTGTGTAGGGTTTAGTTCCTTTGTAACTGTATATAGGTATAGCATAATTATCTCCTTCATCTACCCAAGCCTGTTTGCCTGTGTATACCCATTCGTATCCCTCTTTTTCTTTCTCCTCAACTTTGTTAAGGAAGTCACTATTAGCAGTAGCGAACACACTCCATCCTGCTAAAAAAATTATTACTAAATTCATATCTATCCTTTCTTTATATAAATGTTTCTAGTTTCTAATGCAGCCGTAGACGCAGCAAAAGTGTGATTCATATACGGCTTAACACTTTGGGGGTTAGCATGACCAGTAGTAGCCATGATTTGCCCCATTGACACACCTGCCTCATTCATTTGTGTAGTTCCAGTACGCCTGAGATCCATTAACCATAAATTATCTGGCAGTTCTGCTGACCTAATTATTTTTCTACCCAACTTTGATAATTTTTGTTTAGTGTAAGGTTCAAAGATTCCATCTTTAGGATTGACATCTGGTGCAACATACTTTTGAAAACCAAAGTCCTCATGCTGTCGCTGTAACATCTCACATAGATCTTCTGATATAGGTAGTGTAACTGATGCTCTTCTTTTAGATTGTTGTAAGTCACATTTCCTTGCCTCTAGATCTATGTTATCCCATTCTAGAGTACGCATATCACCCATCCGTTGTACCCATTCATAAGCCATTTGCACAATCAATCCCATATTTCGCCATTCCCATTTGGAATACGCAACATCTAGAAACTTAACAACGTGATCATGTTCCCATACAACCTTACGTTGTGGTGCAGTTTTTCTTTTAACTCTACTAAATGGGTTAACCTTTGTATGCTCCATGTCAATGGCATAGTTGTATAGGATGGATGATGTAGAGCATACATGATTAGCAAATGGAACACCTCTGTCTAACCATCTTTCATACGCAAGTTTAGCTTTACGTGTAGTGACATCCGTAAAACGATAATCACTAAAGTCTTTCAACATGATAGATAAAAAGTATTTATAATCTTTTTGTGTTGACTTACGTAAAAATTTAAAATTACTACTGTTGTAATAATCTTTAATTAGGTCAGCAAGTCTGCTGTTTTTTCTTATGGTCATTAGTGATGCATCCCCCAATTATGAAAATCGTTCACAGCTCTTCTATATCTTTCAGACACATACATTTTGTGTGTATTGCTGTTAGGATTAGATTGTTTAATTCTGTTATCTAGTTCAGTATCAGAAATCTTTTTAATACGTTCCTCAAACTCTTTATCAGTAAGTGACATAGGCATAACCGCCTCCTTTTTAAAAATTTTTGTTATAAAGATACCACTTTTTTAAGAGAATCTTTGGCTTGTTCTGTTGACATTTTAAACCATTCACCTTTACGTTCAACAGCAATCTTTGAAGCAATTTTATGTGCTTCTTTTTCAGCCCTGTCTCTGTTTTCAAAATGATCTGAATGAATTAATTTATAATCACGGAAAGGGCTACTTGTTTGGTAGGCACTACACCTATCCCTTGCATCTACAGCTTTACCTATCTTTACCCATCCATCCCATGCAGGATTGACCATAACATACACATCTCCTGCCGATACGTTATCATATAAATTCTTAACAAGTTTAATATAGTCTTGAACTTTTTTTACATTGAACACAATCTTGTCTAGACTACCTCCTTGCTGAAGATACCCATCAATTGTTCGGTGTTTACGTTTATAAAATACCATACCTCTTGCATCTGCATGATGGTTTATACCTGTTCTTCTCCAACTTGTACCATCAAAACGTCTACCATCTGCTCTGAAATCTCCATTAATAGGTCTCATATCTATTCTCCTTCTAAGTTTGTGTGGCATAATTGCCACATTAAAAATTTATTTCCACCAATTATTATAATCAAAAGCACACCCACATATAGTGTTAAGTACAGCAAAAAAAATTATATACCCAATCCACAATAATATAAATGTCATTACTATTGTCATTGTTATTTTAAAAACATTTGAAAAGATATACTTAATTAATTTTACCACTTAAGGGTACTCCCATCTATAAAATATATGATCTTCAATTTTAACAATTCTTGTTTTAGTTTTTCTCCATTCTGGAAACACTCTAATACTATGATAGTGTGTTGCACCCTCTAGTAATCCTGTTTGACCCATGTCAACCATATCTTGAGCTATAGCTAATGATCTTTCCCAAGCATAAGGATCGTTAGGCACATCCGTTTTACCATCACAAAACCATGAGAATTGACACCTGTGTTTAACTGGTAGTTGTGGTCGCCATTTATACGTTGGTCCTTGTCTTACGACTTCACAAATAGTATCTGGATACCTGTCATCATCCACTCTGTTTAATACTACTTCAGCTACAGCTATGTTACCAAGTAGCGATTGATTTCTTGCCTCATGGTACAGGTTAAGTGCCATGCACATATACGCAGCTTCTAATAATCCAAACATTAAAATTCTACTCCTCTTTTTTTAGATCTATCTAATATTTTTTTCCAAGTTTGTAGTCTTAATTTACTTCTAATTTTATCAGAGGTAGCAGGATCACCTGATTGTGAAACCAAGTGAGCCCACTTTCTACCTTCTTTAACATATACTATACGAAGTCCACTACCTATTCTTGGTGCTTCATCATATAGAAATATAGTGTGTTTGTCACCATATTTTTTTGTTTTAATTTTATTCCAATCGTCATGCTTATTACTTTTTTCACGACCAAAAGCTACTGACCCAAGATCTTTAGGCTTTTGCTTGTTTACTTTCTTTCTTAAAAGAAATTTAGGTATTTTCATTTCCATGATTTACAATATGCCAAGTCAATTTTAGCTTCAGGATATTGGCTTTGAGCTAACTCTAATGCATATTCAACTGCATCAACCCAAGAACTCACATCCGTTTGATCAGTAAGCCTATCAGTATGTACTGAGATTTCTGTCTCATGCTTAACTTGCATCCCTTCTATTGTCGTATTAGTAACATCTACACCAACGCAATAAACATATTTGCTTTTATGTTGTTGGCTCATCATCATATCTGAGTTCATAATTTTTTTCCTTTCATATCAACAACGTCTGGCAGAGTTATCACCTCTGCATCTGTTTCTATCCAAACTTTAGCACCACAGGACAGAGGTTTATCAGGACTATACACAACTTTACACTCTCCAAGTACGTGTACCTGATGTCCATAGGTATTACTATTGTATGTCTTTACAGTAATCACAGGCTCTCGTTTGTTATTCTTGTGATTAGATTTAATAACGTGTTGGTTTATATGTATATATTTTTTCATATCAAACCATACAAACGTGCAAGAGACATAGACACACTTACAAATGCAATGATTGTAAATGTAAATATATATGGAGGTAGTTCAAACATTAGAAGTTATGTACCTCTAGTTCAAACTCTACCTTCAATACTCTTTTATGAATGGAATAGTGGTAATAATTACCTTCGCTGTCAGATACTACATCACAAGCTCTAACAACATCTGCAAACTCATATAAATCTTTAGGGGCAAAGACAACTTCCTTTGTTACTTTTGGTTTAGCTAATTTAATATGCTTCTCCTTTTTGCTATCCCATTTGGTCTTTTCTGTAACAATTTTGGTTACAGTAAAGTTACTAAAGTGATTGTTGTATTGTTTCATACTCATTTGTTTTCTCCTTATGGTGTATCTATTGGTGAGGAAAGGTTGGACATAACTCTAATAAAATAATGTATATCCATGTCTTTAAAAGCTATCTCTTTACCCTGACTTTTGGAATGATATGTTCCCTCTAGTATGTCTAAGATGTCGTAAGGTATAGCCCTATCATCATTAAGTACACTTGCCATCTTAACAAACTTTCCCATTGTTGTTGTTGTTGTTGTCATCCGTTTTCTCCTTTGTTTTCTTTCTTCTGTTGCTGTTATAATATTTTCCCAATCTTCTCTATGCGTCATTTTCTTTTACTCCTATGAGTTGATTGTCTAACATTAAAGTATACCAAGCAGGTACACTTCGGCTCTTATTCCATTGAGCAATTTTACTTTTTGCACCAATGTAATAATTTTTATAGGCTTGAACAACATTGTCCAATACTTTGTATTCATCAGGCATACATTGAGGTTGTGGTGTTTCATCATCATCTAAAATAAATAATGGTGTAGCAGATACCCACTTAATAACTTCCTGACATTTATGTGTTTTCCCATACCTTCTTGTGTACTCACGACATAACTCTACTCCATGAGACACCAGCCATCTATAGTTTTTTCTACTATCACCAGCCCATCTAGTGCATGGGTGATTTTTGTATGCCTCTTTATACTTAACTAGGTGTCCAAAGTCATACCTATGAAACACACTACACAACATCTGTGCAGTTTCTAATGGCATCTTAACTATATGTTTATCACATAGCATCTGTGCTGA